CACAAAATTGTTTCTCTCAAAGAGAGCGGAAACAACTTTATCGGTAAGGCCAAAATCTTATCGACTCCGATGGGTAAAATTGCAGAGTCTCTCATTAGTGAAGGAGTTAAGTTGGGTGTTTCTTCTAGAGGCATCGGCTCCCTCAAACAAACAAGAGAAGGTGTAAATATCGTCGGTGATGACTTTATGTTATCAACCGCAGCTGATATTGTTGCCGACCCCTCAGCACCTGATGCTTTCGTTGAAGGCATTATGGAAGGAAAGGAGTGGATTTGGGATGGTGGTATTCTTCGTGAGAACCTCGCCAAGAAAACTTACAAACAAATCAACACTCTGGTAACACAGAATCAATTAGATGAAAAGAAACTTGATCTTTTCAATAACTTCTTGAACAATCTTTGATTGTTACAGAAGTATCTAATTTATAAATAAATATAGATTAAATAAGGTTAATCGGAGCAAGTTCAAATGTCTCGTGGAGATTTACAAGAAATGGAGCAATCCAAAACTGCTGTGAACGCGAACGCAAAACCCGCTGAGCCAATGCAGCACCTCACAACAGGTGGTTCATCATCTTCATATGAAGATCTTGGTGGACCCACCCCTCAGGACTACAAACCAGACAACGATTCGGCTAAGCTCAAAGAGCCCAAAGTCGCAACCGTCAAGGATGTAGTTAATAAGGGCGCCAAACCCGCAGATCCTATGAAGAAGATGGCTAAGGAGGAATCCGAAGTCGATGAAGAAGAGGTTCTGGAAGAGGAAGAGGCTACTACCGAAGAGGTTGTTGCTGAAGAAGAGTATGACATCGAAGAAGATGTTAACGCTCTCCTCGGTGGAGAAGAACTCTCCGAAGAGTTTAGAGAAAAGGCTAAAGTCGTTTTCGAAGCCGCTCTTAACTCTAAAGTAGCCGAAATTCAAGAAGCCCTTGAAACCCAGTATGGTGAGGCTCTTGATGAAGCTCGTCAGGAACTGAAAGGTGAACTGACTGAGCGTGTTGATTCCTATCTTGAGTATGTCGCTCAAGAATGGATGACAGAAAACGAACTCGCTATTGAGCACGGTCTTAAGACTGAGATGACTGAATCATTCCTTGGTGGAATGAAGAGTCTTTTTGAAGAACATTATGTGACTATCCCTGAAGATAAATACGATGTGCTTGAGAGCATGGTAGAAAAACTTGATGACATGGAGACGAAACTCAATGAGCAGATCGATACCAACATCACACTGAATAAGAGACTCGCTGAGTCTACTCAGGATGTTATCCTCGATCAAATCTCTGAAGGTCTTGCGGCCACTCAAAAAGAGAAGCTCGCCACACTCGCTGAAAGTGTAGAGTTTGAAAGTGAAGACGAATATCGTGAAAAGCTGGAAACACTGAAGGAGTCATACTTCTCCAGAAGTCCCGCTACTAAGTCAGAAGCCCCTCAGACTTTGTCTGAAGGTGTTGATACGACTGATGCCCCTGTTTCAGGTGGTATGGATCAGTATCTGAAGGCCATGGGTGCTTTTAGACAAAACTGAATTTAACATTAATTCAAACCCGTAAAACAAACACAAAGGTAAAAGCAAATGTTCCAATCCGAACAGTTGCAGGAAAAGTGGAGTCCTCTCCTAGACTATGATGGTCTGGATCCTATCAAGGATACTCATCGTAGAGCTGTCACCGCTGTCCTGCTCGAGAACCAAGAGAAATTCCTCCGTGAGGAGCAAGCCTTCAGTCAGGGTATCAACCTGATGGAAGCACCCACCAACTCCGCTGGAACTGGTGGTTTCACAGGATCCGCTGCTGATGCTGGCCCCGTTGCTGGTTTCGATCCTGTTCTGATCTCCTTGATCAGACGTGCAATGCCTAACCTGGTCGCTTATGACCTGGCTGGTGTTCAACCAATGAACGGTCCTACTGGACTCATCTTCGCAATGAGATCCCGTTACACCGATCAGTCTGGTGACGAGACCTTCTTCAACGAAGTTGATACCGCATTCTCCGGTCAGAACAAGAACAAAGACCTCACTGCTGGCTTCGCCGATGCAGCTGTTGGTTTGGGTACTAACACCCAACGTGGTGATAACCCCTCCGTTCTGAACCCTGTAGGTACCGCTTCTACTAACACCGCTCAGTATACCGCTGGTGGTGGTATGACGACTGGTGAGTCTGAGAATCTTGATGGTTCGGGCAACGCAGCCTTCAACCAGATGGCATTCTCGATTGAGAAAGTCACCGTTACCGCCAAGTCACGCGCCCTGAAGGCTGAGTACAGTTTAGAACTGGCACAAGACCTTAAGGCAATTCATGGTCTTAACGCTGAAGCAGAACTTGCTAATATCCTCTCTACTGAAATCCTTGCGGAAATCAACAGAGAAGTTATTAGAAC